GGAGGAAGGGCCCGCCTTCCCGGGCGGCTCCATCACGGACCCGCTGATCCTCGGCGTGTACGACGACGGGGCGCCGCTGGCCCTGTGGCTGCCCGGCGACGCCAAGCAGGGCCGCAACGCCACTCACCTGCTGATCGCGGGCATGACCGGATCCGGTAAGGGTGACGGCGCCCTCAACATCATGACGGAGATCCTGACCAGGAAGGACGTCATCGTCTGGCTGTCCGACCCGAAGGAGTTCCAGGACTTCCGGCCGCTGCTCCCGGCCTACGACTGGGCCGTGGGCGGAGGCGCCGACACCGAGATCATGGTGGAGGCCGTCAAGGCCGTCATCCCCGCCCGCACCAAGTGGCTGGGGCAGCACAAGTACCGGCAGTGGGAAGCCGCGGCCGCGAAGAAGCAGACCGACCCCAAGCACTCCTGCCACGACGACGGCACCGCGTGCGGCTGCACCGGGCTGCCCTTCCACGTCGCCTGGTTCGAAGAGGCCGGCGTGTCCCTCGGCCTGCTCGGCGACGACGCGTTCAACTCCATCGCCAACCTGGCCCGCTCCGCCGGTATGGCACTGATCGTGTCCCTCCAGCGGCCCAGCCACGACCAGATCAGCACCACCACCCGCGACGCCCTCGGCGGACGGCTGTGCTTCGGCGTCCCCAACGCCACCGCCGCCGGGTTCATGCTGCCCGACACCGTCCTGGACGCCGGCGCCGCACCAGAGCGATGGGCCAACCGCCGCCCCGGCTACTGCTACCTGGTCGCCCCCGGCCTCTCCGACGAGCGGCACGCCGACCCAGGCCGCACCCGCTGGTTCACCGAGGAGTCTGTGTCGCTGATGGAGACCGTGGCGCAGTGGTTCGCCCGCAACGGCTCCACCGTCGACCCGGTCACCGAGAAGGCAGCCGCAACCGTGGCCGGCCGTGCCTACACCGACCGGCGCCGCGTAGACGTGGACGCCACCGACATCGAGGACGACGACATGATCGACGAGAACGAGCCCCTGGTCGACGAGGACGACGAGAACATCGACCCCGAGCAGGAACTTCCCGAGGTCGTCGAGGGCGACGACGTGCCGCTGGTGCAGGAGACCGGCTACAAGCCGGACCCGGAGGAGGCCCGCCAGTTGTTCGCGCGGGCTCTCGAGGAGTTCGAGGCCGAAGGGACGATGGTCGTCGGTCCGAAGGACTTCCGGGACTGGTGCGACAAGTACCAGCTGTCTCGCCCGTGGGTGTCCGAGCGCCTCAAGGAGGCGTATCTCGAGGGCCGCCTGGCGGACGCCGGCCGGGGCCGCTGGCGGATCGTCCCGCAGATGTCCAACGCCTGACATCAGCGCACGTCAGCCACCACTGTCAGGGCGCGTGACACCCGCTCCCGCCTAGGGAGATGGGTGTCACGGCCCGCCTGACGTCAGACCCCGTCACGACCCCGGAGAGACCCCATGAATGCGCTGCCCGACCCGATGCAGCCCACCGCCGAGGCGGCCGGGCAGCCCAGCGCCCAGGACCGCGCAGAGGCGGCCCGCCTGCTCGCGGCCCTGGACCAGATCCCCACTTCGTTCCGAGACGAGACCCCCGTGCCCGCGGTCGGCAACGCCCTCCCGGTGGTGCAGCCGGGTCGGCCCCCGATGTCCCAGAAGGCGACGGACGCCAGCGTGCTGATGCTGTCCGCCGGCGCCGCATCACTGCCGATCGGCGGCATGACCGCCCTGGTCATCTACACGCTGGGGAACGCCAACCCGGTCAGTCTCACGGTTGGGGCGCTCGCCCCCGCCGCGCTCGCCGTGCCGATCCTCGCCCTGTCCCGGCTGGTGAAGCGGGCGAAGCAGGCGGCGCCGGACGTGCACAACCACCACTACAACGGCGACGTGCACCAGGACTACAGCACCGTCAACACGACCACGCGCGGCGTGTGGGCCCACACCAGGAACCAGCTGCCCAAGTAGCCGCAGACGCCGAAAGCGCCCCCGTACGGCCCGTCAGGGACCGCGCGGGGGCGCTTCTGTGTGCCGACAGTTCAGTCGGTGGGGGTGATGGGCTGCGCTTGTGTGTATGTGCGGAACGCGGACATCAGCCGGAAGTCCGGCGAGGCCTCGATCACGTCGACGAACTTCTGCACGATGGCGGGCACGGCTGGCGCATCGGGGTTGTCCGTCGTCGCCTCGACGTTGAACGTCACCGGGTAGTCACCGGCCGAGTCGAGGCTCTGCGCCGTGATCTTCCACTGGCTCGCGGAAGGGTCTCCAGGGTCACCGAGAGGCATGGTCTAGGGCTCCTTGTTGAAGACGATGTGCAGCCTGAGATTCCGGTTCGTGATGATGTTGCTGGACGCGGTACGCAGGGAGCAGATGCCGTCCGTTCCGATGACCCAGCCGCCGGACGCGGTGCCATCGTCCCAGTGCCCGTTGATGGTGGAGGCACTGTTGGGCCGCCACCCAGACGGCGCGGTGCCGACGGCTGTATCGGAGATATTGCCGCTGGTCGCGGTGATGTCCGCGCCGGACCGCAGGACATAGATGTTCATCTCGATCGTGGAACGGCTGCGGTTGGCCCAGAAGTTGTTCAGGGTCCAGCCCGACCCAATGACGAAACCGCTGGTCGTCTCGTCGTCCAGGGAGTAGTCGTTCAGCCGGTCGGCTGTCATCAGCATGCCGGATAGCCACAGGGTCACAGCCGCCTCCTACATCGCCACATAGACGGGATGGGCCAGGCTGATTGGCTGGCCGCTCGAATGGGACTTGCTGACCCCGTTGATGGACCGCGTGACTGTGAACGTCTGCGGGTTCAGCAACTTGAAGTTGTCGTACGACGCCGTCACCGGGAGCGTGTTGGTGTTCGCCGCGTCCAGGACCGAGCGCACGCCGACCGAGCCGGCCGCCGTGAGCGCGGTGTCGGTGGTGGTGACCTGCCACGCCGCCGGCTCCGGGCCCCCCGCCGACCACACCTTGGCGCGCAGGGTGGATCCGACGACCTGAAACCGGACCGTGAAGAACGTTGCGGCCGCATGCGTGATGCCCACAGCGGTCGCCGTCGTGATGTCCGTCTGGGTGCCCGCCACCCGCTTCTGGAGGGTGACCGTTACGGCCTGAGCGGTCGTGAACGACACCTTCGCGAAGTACAGGTTGTTGGCGTCCGTGTACCGGGCGACCGGTCCCCCGTAGTGCGATCCACCGGTGGCGAGCGCGCTGGTGGCGAAGTCGACGACCAGGTCCACATCCGCCGAAGGGGACGCCTGTACCGCGTACCGGGACACGTTGACCGAGCCGAGGGTGTGCGTGCCCACGCTGCCGGTGACGTCAAAGTCCGCCGCAGGCGCGTTCGCGAGCGTCCAGCTGCCGCCCACCGTTGCTGTCCCCCAGCCGTCGGTGACGGACCGGGTGAATGTGTCCCTGATGGCGCTGTCAGCGGCGGTCACCCGCAGCACCTCGCCCCCCGTGCGGACGTCGAACGGGAAATCCGAGGCGTAGGTGGGCGAGTCGACCCACCGGGCGACCGCCGTGGTGAACACGTCCACCCCGGTCTCCGAGGCATCCAGAGCCCCGGCGAGCTCGCACCCGGCCGTGTCCGCGCGCCCGTAGGTGGTGGAGCCCACCACGCCAGCAGTCCACGGCTCGCCCGGTAGGCAGTTGAAGGTGATCAGCCACGCGTCCGGGCCTGCCTCCTCGGTGTATCCGGCGACCAGGACGTCGACGTCATCGGGCCCGTGGTCGGCGGGCAGGTCCGTCAGCCGGATCTTGTCGCCCACGTCGATACGGAGGATGTCGTCGACCATCGCGTAGACGCGCTCGTTGGCCAGGTTCAGCGTGATGCGGGTGTAGCGCACCCCGTTGTACGTGCCGAGGTGCACCCGCATCCCGGCGACCTGGCGGGCCTGAGCGTCCGTCTCGACGCTGTACGTGAAGGCCTTGTCGTAGCGGCCCACACCGCCGTCCTCCGGGGACAGGACGGAAAGGTCGCCCTCCTCGAGGACCTCCCGCGCGGGCACGGAGCCGAACTCCCGCTGGACGCTCACGTCGTTCTCGGTGAGCTTGTCGTCGTCCACCGGCTTGAACGGCGGCGAGATGAGGCCCGCGGAGAAGTCCAGCGTCAGAGCGGGGGGCTGGTTCCACAGCGTCGACTGCCCGCGATGGATGACCTCGGCCCGGTCCCTGGCGTCCAGTACGTAGCCGAAGTTCGTGCGGGCCGCGTCGTTCATCAGCTCCAGCAACTTCTTCGACCCCTGGATGCCCATGTGCTGCTGGAACACCGACTCCCCGGCGACGGTCGCCGTGTACCCGGCCTCGGTGGCCAGGCGCACGATGCGGTCCCCGGCGAGCTCACCCTGGAAACCGGTGAACGCGTCGTACATGTCGCCGGCCGTAGGCCCGTTGCCGTCCCAATAGGTGATGTAGCCCATGGACAGGTCGGTGGTGGTAAGGCCGCCCCCTGAGACCAGCGACCAGTTGAAGCGGATGTCGCGGACCGCCTTGAAGACGATGCCGCTCATGTTGCCGCTCGCGCGCTGCACGCCGTCGACGTAGACGTACCAGTCAGTCGTGGTGGCCAGCGGGTCGATGGTCACCCGGATGTGGTGGCCGCGCTCGTCGTAGATGCCAGGGCTGGCGATGTCGGTGAGGATGGCGCCCGAGGACGACGTCTCACCGAACGCGCCCCGGATGACGGTGATCTCGTCGTCGTCGGGAAAGAAGGCCAGCTGAAGGCGGTAGCGGTTGTCGCTGTCCGTACCCGCGCCCCGGTCGGTGATCTCAAAGACGCCGCCGCCGATTTCGCCGCCGCCCGCGAGGAAGAAGTCCACCGACCAGGCACTGGCCGCCGAGGTGCTGTTGGGCACGCCACCGGCCAGTACGCCGATCGTCTCCGCCTTGAAGAGAAGAACGTTCTCGACCCAGTCCTTCAGCTTGCCGCCCTGCCGGACCGGCTGGTCGCCGCCAAAACCGGTGTCCAGGTAGGCGGTCATGTCGCGGCCGCCGACCAGTGAGGCCGCGCCGTCGGCGTCGATGCCGTCGGTGAGCGGCCAGCACTCGATCGGGTTGTTGGCCTGGATGTAGCGCAGCAGCGCGGAGTCGGCGGGCTTGTTGCCGGCGTCCATGCGCCGGGTGACGCCGGACGGGGTGACGCTGACGTAGTTGTCCTGAAGCGAGATGTCCCGGGTCGGAGGCCACGCGGGCACCTCGCCGGACATACGGACGTGCTTGTTCGTGAAGAACGCCCCGCCCTGCTTCGTCCACGTCAGCCCCGTGGCGTCAACGAACGACGTGCCGCCCGCGGTGGCCGCGCTGACCTTCATGTTGACCTTGGTGGTGGTGCCGTCCAGCAGCTTCAGCGCGTACACGTTGCCGCGCAGCCGGTTCAGCACGCCGCCGTTGGGGAGCGCGTTGAACGCGGAGCCTTCCCCGATCTCCAGCGGGGCGGTGCCGGTGAACACGTTGGTGGTGGAGCCGCCCACGATGGGGTCCCCGAGCAGGTGCCATTCGGTGTCATCGACCGTGCGCCCGGTGTAGAAGCGCAGTTCGTAGCCGCCCGCCCCGTTGTTGATGTCCAGGGTGACGCGCAGGGTGAGGCGCTGCCCGTTGTACGCCAGCAGCTGCTCGGTGCACGTCTGGTTGATGCGGCCGGACAGGGTGCCGTCCGTGGACCAGATGAGCAGCGGGAACCCGTCCTCGATTTCCAGCGCCCAGCAGTCGTTCGCGCTGGGCACGTACCGCAGGGCCAGCATCTGCGACTCGGACCAGTCCTCCAGGGCCACGTCGAGGCGCAGGTCCAGGTCCCCGCTCACGTCCAGGGCGGCCGCGTCCGGGGTCTCCAGGGCGTCGCTGCCCAGACCGCCGGCCATGACCGCCCACGGCGATCCGACGGTGTAGCCCGTGCGGAACGGGGTGTTGCGCCCGATCAGCCCGTACAGGGGCGAGGTCGGGTTACGCGGCGCGTACCGGTCGTCGCGGCTGTCCAGGTCGCAGCTGCACGTCGTCGGCTCCGCGGCAGACGCCGACTCCGACGACAGCCCCCGGGTGATGGTCACGGGCGAGGTGGTGACCCGGATGTCGTCCGTGACGTCGTCCCAGGCGCCGCTGTGGAACAGCTCGCCCCATACGGGCGGGGGCAGGTTGGGCATGTGGCTACCCCCTTGCGAACTTGTCGACGTCCCCGCCGGTGGTGACGCGGACGGACTCCTGGAAGAAGTCGCGGAAGGCCCGTGAGCCGCCCACGATCTCGAACACGACGTGCTGTGCGGCGCGCCCCCGGGCCAGGGCGGCGGCCGCGCCCACGGACGGGGCGAGGCCCGTGCTGACGGTTCCGGCGGGCCGGTAGACGGACGGGTCGACCAAGCCGCGCATTGCCCTGTCGAGGACGCCGGCGTTGTCCTCTGCGCCCACGGCGATACCGGCCGGGATCCACTGGCCGATTTCGTCGGCGGCCTTCTTGGACGGGGATCCGATGTCCAGGAAGCCCTTGATCGGGTCGAGTACGAAGTCTTCGGCGAAGCCGGACACGCGGTCCCACAGCCAGCCGCCTGCCGACTTGATGCCGTCCCAGATACCCACGACGAAGTCGACGCCCACGTTGTACAGGCGCCATGTCTGGCTGCTCAGCGCTCCCACGAGCCGGCCGGGCAGGCCCCGGATCCAGTCCACTGTCGCCACGGCCCGATTGACTACGGCAGTCTTCATGGACTGGAAGGCGTCCCAGGCGGTGTTGTACATGTCGGAGCCGAGCCCGGACAGGGCGTTCCACAGACGCCCGGGCAGGCCGCCCACCCAGCCAGCCAGCTCGCTCAGCTTGGTGACGGTGGCGTCCTTGGCCGCGCCCCACCAGTCGGAGAACTTGTCTCCTAGCCCGGTGAACCATTCCATGGCGCCCTTCAGCCACTCCACGGTCGAGTCGAACGCGGACTTGATGCCGTCCCACGCCCAGGACCACAGCTGCTGGAACCACGTGGTTTTGGTGGCGATGACCACGATCAAGGCGACCAGGGCGACGATGGCGAGGACGATCCACGTGATGGGGCTGGAGAACAGCGCCGTGTTCCACAGCCATTGGGCGCCGGTGGCGACCGTGGTGGCCGCGGTCCACGCGGCCTGAGCGGCGGTCCACACCATCATCGCGCCCTTGATGACGAGCACCGTGCCGGCGATCCCGGCGAGGGTGTAGGCGAGCGGCTCAAACACCCCGGAGTTGTCCGTGGCGAACTGGACGAACGTGCCGGACACGTCGGCCAGCTTCTCCACGGCCTTGCGCTTGAAGGACTCCAGCGCGGCCGCCGGGTTGTCGCCGACGGTCTTGGCCATCTTGTCGGCGGCGCCACCGACCTCGCCCAGCGCACTGACCGCGGAGGACGGGTCGAGGGCGTAGAGCGCGTCGCCGAGGTCCTCGCTCTGGGTGCCGAACAGCTGGACGGCGACTGCGGACCGCTTGACCGGGTCGTCGATGCCGCGGAGCCGGTCAAGGGTGAGGTCGAGAGCGCTCGTCGCCGAGTCGCCACCCTTGGCGATCTTCGAGGCCATGTCGGACGCGTTCAGGCCGATCGCCTTGAAGCCGTCCACGGTGGTCTGGCTACCGTCGATGGCCCGGATGGAGAACTCTTTGATGCTGTCCGCGACAATGTCGGCGTCGCGGGCGCCGGCCTTCAGGCCCTGGGTGAGCAAGCCAGTGGCCGTCTGGCCGTCCAGCCCGAACTTGCGGAACTGGGTGCCGTACTCACCCATGGTGTCGAGGAGGTCGTCGGCCTTGTTGGCGCCGGTCTGGAAGCCGCGGGTGAGGATGTCGAACGCCTCGTCGGCGTTGTCGGCCAGTCCGGTTTTGATCATCTGACCAACTGCGGCGGTGGTCGGGCCGACCTCCTGGTTGAACGTCTGCGACAGGGCGAGGGCCTTGGTGGTGACGCCCTCCAGGCCGCCCTCCGCCTGGGAGACGTCGCCGATGTTCTGGTAGACGCCCGCGATGGCGTTGTTGACGGTCTCGGTGCTGTCGCCCCACGCGTTGGCGTACACGTCCGCGGACACCTTGGACAGCTCGGCTGCCTCGGCCGGGCCGACGCCCAACTGCGCAGCGAGCTTGTCGTTGGCCGCCGACATGTCCAAGGAGGCCGCGACACCGACGCCGAGGCCGGCCGCGACGCCGGTTGCGATGCCCGCGGCCGCCGCATCGAACTTCTCCCGGACCCGTCCGAGTTCCTCGGTGGCGTTGTCGCGGGCTACCAGGTTGAACACGAGCGAGGTGTCGCTCATCCCGCCCCCCTTGTTCAGGGGGCGGTCAGCGCCCCGACTTCAGCTTCTCGTTGGCCTTCTTCTGGGCCTCGATGTAGGCGTCCAGCCAGTCCAGATAGGCGTCCGTCTCTTCGACGGTGAGGGTGTCCCAGGCCCTGCCGATGATGCCGAGCAGGTGGGCGGCGTCGCCGAGTCGCCTCAGACGGCGATCGGCAGCTGCGCTTTTCCCTCTTCGTCCGGGTCCTCGTAGGCCTCGCCGATCTCCTCGTCCAGCTTGGCCAGGACGGACTCCCGCAGGTGGGCGGGCACCGTGTCCTCGACGCTCTTGCGCATCTCCAGCAGCTCGCCCCTGGAGTGCTCCAGCACCAGTTCATCCCAGGCGAAGTCGACGTCGTCGTACTTGATGCCCGCGTGCTCGCGCTTGAGGTACATGAACAGCAGCGCGCGACGACACTGGCTGTTGCCCTTCACGACGGCCTGGGTGAACTCGGTGAAGTTCATGCCGGTGCGCCGCTCCAGCATCTCCCGTTCGGCGCTCATGAGCTTCTTGGGCTGGTACTTCCAGCGCTTCGGTTCTTCGCTGCCCTCGGGCGTGTACACCAGGTACATGGGGTTCCCCCGCTCCTATCTGGTCCGGTCGGCGATGCGCCGGGCCATGTCTTCCATTGCTTGGCCTACGGCCTCGTTGTAGATCCCTTCACGGCCCCGGAACGAGCGGTCGAACCACTCGATCTTGCCGCGCTGCTGCACCCAGTTCTCGCGGTTGCCCCACACGGGGTGACGCCAGCCGGACGCACGGTTGGTGCGCTTGGGCGCGTTTGGGAAGCCCCGGATGTTCTTGGTCTTGAAGGCCTTCACGCGGGCCCCGGACCAGCGGCCACCGAGTTTGACCTCGGGCCGGATCTTCTTTGCGATGGACGTGCGCAGCGCCGGCGTCGCACCGTGCACCGAGACCATGCCCATGATGGAGCTCTTGGCCTGCTGGGAACCCGGCTTGAGGGCCTCACGCATGTTCTTCGCGAGGTCCTTACGCAGAGCCTTGCCGTCCTCCTCGGCGCGGATCGCGCGCACCAGGGCATCCAGGCCCTCGATGTTCTCTACGCCGAGGGAGAACGGCGGTCCGCCAGTGGCCATCAGGACACCGCGCGGGCCACGGCCCCCGAGGTGGGGAAGCCGAGCGACACGGTGGCCTCGTCGCCCACCGACCCGGTCAGCGGGTTCCACCCGTTGATCAGGATGGATCCGGTGTACTTCGGGTTGGACGCGCCGACCGCGGCCTGGTCGGCGCGCACCTCGAACGGTACGACCGTGCCCAGCAGCGGCCACATGATCGAGTCGAGTTCGGTGGCGGCGAAGTCCTGGAGGAACTCGCAGGACAGCTCACCGGACTTGAGGCCGCCGATGACTTCCTTCCAGCCCAAGCTGGCGTAGTTCGTGACGTCCTTCTCCTCCACCTCGACGGTGAGCTCCGCCTTCTTCGTGTACTCGTGCAGGGCGTTGGAGTTGATGGACAGGTACTCGGCAAGCAGAACCATCTTCGGCACGGCTGGCCTCCCTTTCAGGCATGACGAGAGGCCCGGACCCATGAGGCGGGCCGGGCCGGGGGATGGGTGGATCAGCCGATGCCGAGGGCAGCGGCGAACAGGAACGACGGCGTGGTGCCGCTGATCGTCCAGGCGATGCGCCACCAGGTGTCTGTGATGGCGGTGCCGTCGGTGCGCAGGGCCTCCCCGCCCACCGCGCCGGTCGCGGTGAACGTGAGCCGCGTGGTTGCCGAGGTGAAGCCGCTGTTGTCGTCGGACTCCACGCGGGCGGTGATGGACGGCGTGGTGCCGGCCACCGAGAGGACGTGTACGGCGGCGTACAGCCGCTTGTCGGCGGCGACCGCACCGAGCTCCAGGCCGGTTCCAGTACCCGACGCGGTGCGGGCGGTGCCGGGCGGGTGAGCGAACTGGCCGCGCACCAGGGGCCACGCCGACTTGGCCATGGACGTCCAGGGGGCGACCTCGCCGACCTCACCCAGAAGCTTGTAGTCGCAGCGCAGGGCCTTGGTGAAGTACGCCAGGTCTCCCACGGCCGCGCCGTTGTTGGCGCTGATCGACCAGGGGCCGACACCGCCCAGACCTGCCCAGGCGCCGTCGTCGACCTTGGTGTCGTCCTCGGCTTCCCACTGCCCTTCGCCGGAGATCTCCGCCGAGGCCAGCCCGCCCACGACCTCCTTGTAGCCCTCGGAGCCGTAGTTGGTGGCCTCCTTGGCTTCCACCTCGGAGGACAGCTCCAGCTTGTTGGAGTTGCCGGTGAGGTCGACGCCTACAGCGAAGCACCGCACGTTGACCAGGACTGTCTTACTCATCGCTGGCGGCCGCCTTCCTGCTGCTCTTGCGGCCGCGCGGCCGGGTCTCTTCGGTGACTTCCTCGGCGACGCCGGACGCCACCAGGTGGGCGGCCACCGCGGTCGGCAGGTCGTCGACCTCGGTCCCCTCGGTGGGCCAGGGCCGACCGTTCAACAGGGCACCCTCGGGCTGGCTGACGAGCATGCGAATCTTCATCAGGTGCTCCCGTCTCCGATCACCTTGATGGCGAACTCGGCTCCCACGTAGGTGAGGTTGGCGTGCTCGAACCAGCGGTAGCCCTGCACGCGCTGTACGTGCAGGTCGTCGGCCAGGCCCCCGAGGGCCAGCTCGCCGGGGGCGCCGCGCGCCGCCTCGATGGCCGCCTTCAGGGAGGCCGGCCCGCCGCCGGACAGCAGGGCGTCGACAATGCGTTGGCCAGCCCGGTCATCCGAGCGGCTGGCGCAGACACGGGCCGTGATCAGCAGCTCATCCAGCTTGCGGCCCATGGCCTTGTCGTAGTTGACCTCGACCTCGCCCACGTAGAAGCAGGGCGTCACCACGCTGTCCGGGATGTAGCCGGTGCACTTCAGTTTCCCGATACCAGCGGGCAGGACGACCGTGCTCGCGGCGGCCGCGATAGCGTCACGGATGAGGGAGATCTGCATGGCGCCCCCTTATCCGAAGCCGGGAAGGACGTACGGTTCGATCAGGTTCCACACGTCCGGGTCGCGGCGGGACAGCCGCACGACGCCCCACTCCGACGAACCCATGACGCCCTCAGGGCTGTCCGCCCGCTTGTACAGGCGGGCCGCCTGGATGAGGCAGGCCTCGGCGATGTCGTCCGGGACGGCCGGCCACCCGAACTTGGCGGTGACCCGGATGCGGGTGCTGGACGTGCCCCATCTGGCGTTCGTGCGGAGCAGGCCGGTGATGGCGTAGCCGTCGGCCAGCGCGTTGTCGGGAGTCGTCTCGTAGCCGGTGACGGCGGTGAACGAGGCCCCGGATCCGGACTCCACCACCATGGCGGTGATGTCGCCGATGTCGTCGACCAGGAGTACGTCACCGTCACGCTCGCAGACGACGCGGTCTTCCAGCCGGTAGGTGCGCGTCTTCAGGGTCTCGTCCAGCCAGAAGCGCCGGCCGGTGGCCCGGTCGATGGCGCGCGACGCGGCCTTCAGCGCCCGGTCCACCTTGGCGTCCCGGGTGGTGTCGTCCGTCTCGATGCTGAGTTGTTCCTTCAGCACCGCGCGGGTGGCGTACTCGGTGGCCATGTCAGGTGGTCTCCGTGCCCCGCGCCCGGCGGCCCTTGGGCGGCGTCGTGCGGGACGTCGGCTTGGAGCTGGCGGGCTTGTCGTCGGTGGGCGGCTCTACGCCGCGCAGCTTCAGCTGTTCGTCGACCTGGGCGACACGGTCGGCCTGGCCGTGCGTCACGTAGCCCTCGCGCTCGCGCAGCAGGGCGGCGACCATCGGGTCTTCGGTAGCCATATGGCTCGCTCCCGGAGTTCGTGGGTGGGGCTCGGGCGCCCGCCGCAGGGGACGTAGCGGGCGCCCGAGGTGGGGGAG